AACCGCCGCCGCAGCCGACGCCGAAGCCAAGGCCGACGCAGCCGCAGCCAAGAAAGCCGCGGCTAAGTAAACATGGCATCGGTTGACCTGGGCGCGGCGGCGTCCGTCAAATGGGCCACAGCCCCCGCGGCGGGACCCTACGCGCTCGCGGTCACCCGGCCGGACGGTCTGCTGCTGGATCCCGCGCCGGAGCCTACGGGCGCCGGCGCGGGAACGGTCGCGACCTTCGTCCCGACGATGCCGGGCCGGCACCTGCTGGCCTGGTCCGTCGCCGGGCAGGCGGCATATACGGATGTCCTCGACGTCTGGCCTGCCGATCCGCAGTTCCTGATCCCGCTCGAGGAAGTCATCGCCGGGCTGCAGCTGCCGGCGAACAGCGACCCGGCGAGGATCCAGGACCTGCGCCTGTACCTCGCCGCGGCGACGCCGGTCATCGAAGACATCACCGGCCCGATGCTCGCGGCGACAAAGACCTATACCGTCTGGGGCGGCGGCTCGACTGTGATCCTCCCGCATCTACCGACTCAGATCCTCGGGATCACACACAACGGCGCCCCGGTCCTGGACTACGTCCCGGATCTCGCGTCGGGTCTGATCTATGCCGGGTCCCGCTCGGCCGTGACATCGTTCGGCGCCGGCGAGCTGGTCATTACCTACCGGATCGGCTCGGCCGTGATCCCGCCGAACATCCGCCTGGCGGCCCGCGAGCTGGTCCGCTTCTGGTGGCAGGGCGGCATGCAGGGATCCGGCGGCGGGAACGTCCGCAGCGCACGGCCCGAGGCCGACACGTTCACCCCCTCGGGCTTCGCGGTCCCCCGGCGCGTGATGGAACTCTGCGGCCCGCACGAACAGCTAGGCGGCTTCGCATGACCGGCCTCGATCTGACGCAGGCAACGCTCGGGCTCGCGCTGAAAAAGGCGCTGTACGCCGGGATCAAAGACCTCTTCGCGCCCGACCCGGAAACCGAACACGTTTACGTGGTGTTCGGCCAGCCGGCGAACTACGTCCCCGACGATATTGTCGCGGTCGGCCGGATCACCGCCGGGCAGGATATGGCGACGATGGGCACGAACCGCAGCCGCGAGGAAACGCTGACGGTCGATGTGACCGTCTCCTGCTTCCGAGGCGGCGACGAAGACGCCGAGATCGCCACCGCCGACCGCGCTTACGATCTGCTGCGCCGGATAGAGCATCACGTCCGGATGACCGACCCGACCCTCGGCGGCGTCGTCCGGACTTGTGTCCTGACCTCGCACGAATCCGACGGCGCCACGCCCGAGGACCTGATCGACCAGGGCCGCGTTACCGAAGTGATCGCCACCTTCACAGCACACGCCCGGATCCGGGCCTAAAGGAGAAACCGCCGAAATGCCGAAGCTCAAAAACGTATCCCCCCGCGGCGCGCTCGACGTCCCGCTGCTGCGCCGCGTCATCGACGCCGGCGAAACCGTCGACGTCACCGAAGACCAGGCCCGCGTCCTGCTGCTGCAGCCGGCCAACTACGAACCGGCCGACAAAACCACGAAGGCGCTCGCCGCCGATCTGGCGGCCTCGCAGGACCCCCACGCGGCAGACGGTCGCGACGGGCACGAACAGGACGCGCACGCCCCCGCAGGCGGCGCAGGAAAGGACGGCAGCAAGTGACCACACAGGCTGACTGCAGCATCGGCATCAAAAAGGAAACCGGATACGGCGTCGAAGTTACGCCCGACCGGTTCCCGGAATTCATCGACGAATCCCTCGGCTGGAACCCGACCTTCGTTCAGGGAACCGGAATGCGGGTCGGGTCCCGGCTCGCCCGGTCGAACCGGCGCGTCCTGGCGAAGCAGGGCGCCGGCGGCGACATCAACCTCGAAATGTTTTCCAAGGGCCTCGGCGTCTTCCTCGAGGCGCTGTTCGGGTCGGCCGTCTCGACCCCCGTCGACGGGCAGGCCGGCGTCTTTCAGCAGCTCTACACGCCGGCGACGAACACGCCGCTGAATTCCTACACCATCCAGAAGGGCATCCCGACCCTTGACGGGACCACGGTCACGCCGATGACCTTCCTCGGCGCGGTCTGCACGTCCGGCGAATTCTCGGCCTCGAATGCCGACATCGTCAAACTGAAAACTTCCTGGGACGCCCGCGAAGTCAAGACAGACACGGCCTACGCGCCGCCGTCCTACGTCGTCGGCGGCGAGCTGTTCCACTTCGCGCAGGGCGAGATCACGATCGGCGGCACGCAGACCCCGCCGTCGACGACGACCCTCGCGACCGGCGGCACCGTCGCGGCGACGATCGAAGAATTCAGCGTCTCATTCGACAACAAGATCGACGACGGCGGATTCACCTTCGGATCCGGCGGCAAGCGCGGCCGGAAGCCCGTCGTCGGGATGCCCGAGGCGAAGGGCAAAGTCACGGCCGAATACGCCGATACTGTCCTGCGCGATGCCTACCTCAACCAGACCCCGCTCGCGCTGACGCTGACCTTCGAAGGCGACGCCGTCATCGGCACCGACGCCCGACCGGTGCTGCAGATCCACCTCCCGGAAATCCGGCTCGACGGCGAACTGCCGAAGTCCGCCGGCGGCGACGTGATCAAACAGTCGATCGACTTCGCCGTCCTCGACGGACTGGTCGCCGGCTCGCCGATCTACGTCGCACTGATCACGACCGACGCCGAAATCTAATGGCACGCGCTGCGCACCAGCGCGGCGGCGGGCCCGATCTGCCCGAGATCACCATCACCGCGCCGAACATCCGCGAGGCGCTGGCGAAGGCGAAAGAGATCGGGCCCAAAGTGCAGCGCAACCTGCGCCGGAACCTGCGCGGCGTCGGCGATGACATCATCGCCGACCAGCGCGCGATCCTCTCCGGCCCCAAGCCAGGCAACGCACGCAAGACCGGGCAGCGCGTCCGCCTGGTCAAAGCCAAGGGCGGGCGCAAAGCCTACCTGCGCACGGTCAACACCTACGAAGCCCAAGCGGCCGGCCGGTCCCGCAGCAGCGGAATGCGCAAAGCCGTCAAGGCATCGCTAAAGACCCGCGTCGTCGCCGGCGCGACCCGGTCCGGGATCAGCGTCCGCGCCGACAAATCCGTCGGCGGCGTCATGGTCAAGGGCTGGAACAAGCGCACCCTGCGGCACCCGGTCTTCGGCAACAAAGAGCAATACATCACGCAATTCGGCCAGCCCTATTGGTGGGAACCGATCAAGCGCGGACAAGTCCAAGCAAAAGCTAAGGCGCTCGCCGCGATCGACGACGCGCTCAACGGAAAGGGCTGATCATGAAACTCATAGTCGCCGGCAAGAAGTACCCGCTGCAGGAAGCGATCCAGGGCGCGACCCTGCGGAACCTGTACGTCCTGAAAATGCAGACCGGCGTCGGGATCAAGTCCCTCCGCGACGCGTTCAAGCGGATGCAGGACAACGCGCCCAAGGATGGCAGCGCGGCGGATCCGCTGGACTTCCTCGAGGAGGCTGACAACCTGCTCGCGCTGCAGGCGATGGTCTGGCTCTGCAAGGCGCACGACGGCGAAAAGATCAGCGTCGCCGAGGCGAACGATTTCCCTCTCTCACAGATGGGATTCGAGGCCGACCCGGAGGAATCCGCCGATGCCGAGGACCCTACCGAAGGCCCGACGGATACCGCTCCGGACGCCGGGCCAGCAGCTCCCAGCAGCTAGAGGACGCCGACGACATAGAGGCGCAGGTCTTCCGCTGGATAACGACGATCGCGCACGTCTGGCCGGGCATAACCCCGCTCAACGTCTGGGACCTGCCCTATCTGATGTGGCTCAAATTCGTTGCGAACGCCCGCGCCTGGGAAGAGCAGCAGGACAAAGCCCGGCAAAAGCACTAACCGAAAGGCGGGCCCGATGGCAACGCAGCAACTGATGTTCGACATCCTCGCGAGCTCCAAAGGCGTGGACAAGACATTCGACGGCGTCGTCGGGTCCGCTAACTCGATGGCCGGCAAGCTCGCCGGCGAGGGCGACAAGGCCGCGAAATCCCTGTTTGGTCCGCTGCTCGGCGCGATCGGCGGCGGGTCCGTCGTCGCGGCCCTCGGCGAAGGGATCGGGTCCGCGCTCAACATGGACTCGGCCGTCCGGGAAATGACGGCCGGCCTGGCGCTGACCGGCCCGGCCGCCGAGACTGCCGGGCAGGTCGCGGGCAATATGTACGCCAACGCCTACGGCGGATCAATGGACGACGTCACGGCCGCCGTCGGCGCGACGATGTCCTCAATCAAAGGGATGTCGACCGCGTCCGAAGCGGACCTGCAGACCATGACCGGAAAAGTCATGGATCTATCGAAGGCATTCGGGATCGACACGGCCCGGGCCGCGCAGGTCGCCGGGCAAATGATCACGTCCGGGCTGGCAAAGGACGGCACGCAGGCCGCCGACCTGCTCGCCGCGTCCCTGTCCAAAGTCCCGGCCAACGTCCGCGAAGACGTCCTCGACGCCGTCGACGAATACGGGCCGATGTTTTCCCAGCTCGGGATCTCCGGCGGCGCGGCAATGACGATGCTCGTCGACGCCTCGGCGAAGGGCGCGATCGGCATCGATAAAACCGGCGACGCCCTGAAAGAATTCACCATCCGGGCAACCGATATGTCGAAGTCCTCCGGCGACGCGTACAAGACCCTCGGGCTCAACCAGGGCGCCATGACCCGGGACCTGCTCGCCGGCGGCGAAAAAGGGCAGGCAGCGTTCGGCAAAATCACGACCGCACTCGGGAACATGAAAGACCCGGCCGCCCAATCACAGGCCGCGCTCGCCCTGTTCGGGACCCCGCTCGAAGACCTCGGGACCGGCGGGATCCCCAAATTCATCGACGGGCTGAACAACTCGCAGGAAGCACTCGGCAAAGTCGAAGGCGCATCGGCAACCCTCGGCGACAAAATCAACACCGGCCCGGGCGCATCCTTCGCGACCTTCCAACGGCAGGCCGAAACCAGCCTCGGCGCGATCGGCGCGCAGATCCTCCCGATCCTGACCCCGATCCTGGCGAACCTGACACAGTTCGCCCCCGTCATCGGCCCCGCCGTGATAGCCCTCGGCGCGCTCGCCGCGATTATGGCCGTCGTGAATTTCGTTATGGCACTGAACCCGATCACCTGGATTATTGTCGGGATCGTCGCGCTGATCGCCGCGATCGTCGCGCTGGTCATGAACTGGGACGCCGTCGTCAATTTCATCTCCGTTGTCTGGGGCGGATTCATGAACTGGCTAGGCGTCGTGATCGGCGGCTTCGTCAACTGGTGGAACGGCGTCTGGGCCGGCTTCGTCGGCTGGACGACCGGGATCTGGAACGGATTTACGGGCATGCTGACGGCCGTCTGGAACGGCTTTATCTCCTGGATTATGGCCGTCGTGACCGGCTTCGGATCGTTCATCGGCGGCGCTTTTTCCGGGATCGTGAACTTCGCCGTCTCGGTCTGGTCCGGGCTCGGTTCATTCTTCCGCGGCCTCTGGTCCGGGATCATCAACGGCGTCTCGAGCATGGTCGGCGGGATCGGCTCATTCTTTAGCGGCATGTATGGGACCGTCGTCGGGATCTTCGCCGGCGCCGGAAAGTGGCTATGGGACGCCGGCGTCAACATCGTGAATGGCCTCTTCGAGGGCATCCGGTCCCTGGCCGGCACGATCGGGAATTTCTTCCTCAACCTGCTGCCGGGCTGGATCGTCGAACCGTTCAAGATCGCGCTGAACATCCACTCGCCCTCGCGGGTCTTCGCCGGCTTCGGCGAGAACATCGGCGAGGGCCTGCTGCTCGGCGTCGGCCGGACGCAGGCGCGGATCGATGACCGGATGGCAAAGCTCGTGACCGTCCCGCCGGTCCCGGACTTCGACCTCGGCGGCGGCGGGATCGGCGCCCGGTCCGGCGCAGGCGCCCGGGCCGGCTACGGCGGCGCCGGCGAACAGACCGTCGTCCACATCGCCGGAAATGTTTATGGGGATCCGGAGGATATTGTGCAGGAGATCAATCTGTCCAAGCGCAGGGCATCCGTTGTTAGCGGCCTGCGCGCCGTCGCGGCAGGCGTCTGATGGCCGGGCTCGGTTACGCCGTCCCGGCCCTCGCCCCGCCGGCGCCGGCATCGGAATATCACGATCTGGTGATGACCTGGGAAGGCTGGGACGGCAGCCTCTGGCCGCTGACCGATTACAGCCGCGGCGTGTATCTCGGGATCGACGGGATCGAAGGGCTCGCGGCGCCGTCCTATACGCAGTGGACGCAGTCCTCGCCCTCGGTCCCGGGCCAATGGTTCCGCGGCGCGGTCGCGGACCCGCGTAAGGTTTTCTGGCCGATCGAAATCTACTCCGACGCGGGATCCGCGGCCTGGGTCGATCTCGAGCGCGCATTCTGGCGCACGATGAGGCCGGGCCGGTACGGGACCTGGTCCGTCACCGGGCCGAAGAATGAGACGCGGACCCTGGCCTGCAGGTTCGTCGACGACGGATCTAAGGCGTTCACCTATGACCCGGTCGCGGCGGCCTGGTCTGCCTACGGGCTGACGCTGGTCGCCGATCAGCCGTACTGGGCCGGCGCCCCGATCAGCCGGGCATGGAAAGCCCCGGACCCGGTCGACTTTTTCAACGGCCCGGCGAAGGCCGCGCCCTGGAACATCGTCTCGGGCAACACGTTCGCGAATGCCAAGATCAGCAACCCCGGCGACGTCGAAGCCTGGCCGGTCTGGACGATCATCGGGAACTCGATCTCGGCCTCGGTCGGCATCGGGACCGCGACCGTCGACATCCCGTTCACGGTCGGCCCCGGTAAAGCCCTGGTGATCGACACGGACCCGACCGCGCAGCAGGCGCTGCTGTACGACTACAGCCCGGCCGCCGGCGACGCGCCGGAATCCTTCGCGAACCCGGTCGACCGGACCGCGGATCTCG